GGTGAAGCACGCGGTCAGTATGATGATGTACTAGGCCTACAGCTTGCTCGAGCTCGCTTTGCAGTCCTACAGATCCAAGCAGCAGAGAAATCTATCCAAGCACCTATTGCTATCCCACAGGATGTGCAAGAACTTGCTCTCGGACCAGATTCTATTATGCGTTCTGCTAACCCACAGGGTATTCGTCGTGTCCCACTAGAACTACCAGCCGGTGTATTTGGTGAATCAGGTGTCCTAGAGCGTGAACTACGTACTGGTGCTCGCTATCCAGAGACTCGTGGCGGTAACTCAGATGCTTCGATTGTTACAGGTCGTGGTGTTCAAGCCCTTCAAGCTGGTTTTGACACGCAGATCAAAGCTGCACAGTCTCACTTTGCTCGTATGTTTGTCGAGCTTGTTGGTATTTGCTTCAAGACAGACGAGAAGCTCTTTGGTAATAAGATTAAAGAGATTCGCGGTGTGGATGATGGAACTCCTTACACACTAAAGTACAACCCATCTAAGGCTATCAACGGTGACTACACAGTAGATGTCCGTTACGGCATTATGTCTGGTATGAATCCAAACAACGCAACAGTAGCCTTGCTACAGATGCGTTCAGATAAACTTGTTTCACGCGATTACGTACGTCGTGAACTTCCTATTGAGATTAACGTCGGCCAAGAAGAACAAAAGGTTGACGTCGAAGAGATGCGCGATGCACTTCGTGCAGCTATTGGGCAGACCGCCCTTGCAATCCCACAGATGGTTGCACAAGGTCAAGACCCATCTAAGATTCTCGGCTCCTTTGCGGAAATGATTAAAGGCCGTCAAAAGGGTATGAGTATTGAAAGTGTTGTGGAAAAGGCGTTTACGCCAGAAGCACAGCCTGAGACAGCAGCGATGCAGCCTCAGCCTCCAGTAGCAGGTATGGCTCCCGCCTCTGCCTCGCAGCCAAGTATGGAACAACCTGGCGGTGCAGCCCCTGCTGCTGGCGGTCCACAAGGCGCCCCACAAGGTAAACCAGATATCGCATCATTGCTCGCTTCAATCGGCGGCGCGGCATAACTTCTAAGGGGGTGAAATATGAACAAGGGATCACAAGCACCAGCACCAATGGCTAAGCCAATTCACGGTACAGCAGGAGCAGGCGCAAAGGTAACAGGTGGCAAAGTTGAAATGCCATTCGCTGGAGCAGCTAAGCCAGGTAAAACAGTAAAGAAGTAAATAACTTTAGATAACGGGGTGTACTGGATGGATGAAAGTAAAGTTCGCCGTCCAGTACGCTTCGCTGACTTCCTAGTAATAGGAGCAGAAGTTGCATATAATATGATGCAAGTACTTACGGCAGCGACAGAAGACTTATTAGAACTGTCTATCTATAACGCTAACCGAACCACAGAATTGAACAAGGTCTGGGAAGACTTTGCTACAGATTTAGAAACTATTCAGGAGGATACAGATGGCGCTTGAAGATAGCACCAACCCTATGCAGGGTGTATCAGGTCCTGGACCATACGCAAAGCGTACAGATTTGCAATACCAATCAAATTCTTATGGTGATGGAGTTGCATACGATGCAGCCAAATCAGGTGCACCTCTTGCTACAGCACCAAAGTCACCATTATTCTCACAAGCACCACAAGTTGCTGCACCACAGGCTCCAGTTACAGGTTTATTTGAACCAACACAACGCCCTAATGAGCCAGTAACACACGGTATCAATGTAGGTCCTGGTGCTGGATCAGAAGCACTAATGATGCGTAAGCCAGATGACTCAGATTTTCGTATGAGTATTCAAGCAGCAAAGCCAGTACTTGCATATATCTCTGACCTTTCTACAACCTCTCCAGAAACTCGTGCAGCCCTTAAAGAACTGTGGGATATGTAGTGAGTTTATGGAACAGAATTGGTGATGTAGCTTCAACAGCAGCTAAAGGTGCTTTTACTTTTGGCAAAGATTTAGTCGGAGCACCTGTTGGCGTTGCAAAAATGGCTTGGGATATTGGTACTGCCCCTTGGAATGATGCAAACGACTACAATGGTTTTATACAGACATTTAAGACCGCTGCATTAAAAGATGGACCAAATGTAGTTAAGCCACTTGCTGACGCAGGTGGAGCTATTATGAAAGTACCAGGCGTTCAGCCTGCACTTCAGCGTATCAACTATATTAACCAAGAATATATCCGCGAACCTTTAACAACCTTTGCTCTTGTACAAGGTGATCTTAATAAGCGTGCAGTTGATGGCGATATACTTGGTAGCAATACTGGTTTCTTTGACCCTAACGTATGGAAAAAAGCATATAAGGGCGCTCAGGAAATTTCACTTGGGCAAGCAGTTGTAGGAAACATACGCTCTGCGTATGACCCAAAGTTTAATATCTATGACCCAGCAGAACGTGACCAAGCCTTTAAGCAAAGCGCTTGGGGCAAAGGCATTACTGGAACAGTAGATACTTTTGCACAGATTTTTGGCGATGTAACTATCGTTGGAGCCAAGGCCACTAAAGCCCTTAAAGCAAGCCAGCTTGCTTCAGGAGTTCTTAAAAATGCTGATGTTGTTGCTAAGGCAGCTGAAGACATCACTAAAGCCCAGTATGGTGAAGTCAATCGTTTCACTAAAGTAATTGATGACTTTACTAAGAATGATTCTATCTATGCAATTAACCATCCAATGGTTAAGTCATCAGATCAACCAGGTCTTCTTGCTCACCTTCTAGGTGATTCTAAAGATAACGATACAACTGCTCTTATTCTTCGCACAGCAACAGGTGATCCTGCTGCAAGAGATGAATTAAAACTTCTTCGTGCTGATATGGCAGATGCCCTTGCTGCTGCTCGTTCAGACCTATCAAGTGTGGATGAGTACAAGATATTCTCTGCACCAGATGGAACTGGAATGATTCCATTCCTTAATGATAATCCTGCAGTAATTGCAGATGCTACAGCAAACTATGAAGCTCTTGCTAAAGCAGATGAGAACTTTTCAAAGATGATGGGTCTTGCACCAGAAGGTGTTGGCTCACTTACACGCACTACCGGTAAACTGACCCAAGGCGTAGAAGACTTTGTTGCACGCGCACGCTCAATGCGTTTCTATGATAAGAATGTTGGTAGTGCCAATATTGAAGTATTCCAACCTACTCCTTTTCATCGACTATATCAAAAGATTTCTTGGGCTGAGAATGAACGCCCTGCTGGTATTGTAGATTTCAATGATGCAGATTCATACAAGGAAGTTGTAGCAACCCTTGAACGCTTGCGCCCTACTAGCGCAGTTAAAGGAACTCCTGGTTTCTTAAAGCGCCTTGGCGTTATCTCAGACGAAGAAGCAAATATTCTTCTTGATAACTATATGAAGGCAGCTACTCCAGAGGCTCGACAGACTGCAGTACTTAATATTGAAAGCACAGGCGTTCGTAGACTTGCTGAAAAATATGGGATTGATGATCCAGAGTTTGCAGAAAGTCTTTACAATACATACAAAGGTGCTCGCACCTCTGCCTTACGTTCAATTAAAGACAAAGGCTTTATGGTTGATACTGATGGGTCAATCCTAAAAGTACCTCAGTTCGAATCACAGACTGCAGATCATCTTCCAGTTATGGACTTTGATTTGATGAGCCGCCTTCTCAAAGAGAATGCATCTACTCTTCAGACTATAAAGAACTATGCAGTAAACCCAGTATTGCATACAGCAGATATTATCCAAGATGCTTTTAAGGCTGGTGCTTTGCTACGCCTTGGCTACACAATTCGTAACGGTGTTGACTCACAACTTCGTATTGCATCAGCAGTTGGAGCGATGACAACTCTACGTCATCTTGGACCAGGATTCAAAAATATTATTAACAACAGCGTGCGTGTCCCAGCACGATTGGTTGACAGATATTTACCAGTACACGATGGTATGAAGATCAAGAATGTTCAGCAATCTGCTTCATCTGTAATCAAAGATTTAAGCCAGATTAAAACAAAAATTGCTGAAGCAGAAGCAAGAGTATCTTTGCGCCCTGATGACATTGATGCAGCCGGTGAACTTAACACACTTAAACTTCTTGAAGAAGAGAAGCAAGCAGTATATGCTCACTATACCGATATCATTAACAAGGTAGGAACTGTAGTACCAAAGCAGCGTATTGGTACTGGAAGCTACAAGGTTACTCTTAGCGATGGAACCTCATACGATTTGTATGACGCATTTGGTGGCCCACTAGGAGATATGTTCCGTAAGCTGGCATCATCTGGCAACACTTTTCAACGTATGGTTGAGAGCAATAGCGATATGTTTTCCCGTAAGTTACAGACAACTGGGTACGGTGTAGTAAAGCCATCTGACCCTGGATACTTTGAACAGTGGGCGCAAACACTTCGTCAGCAGTTTGGTAACTCAGCAGTAATCAAGAGACTCGCTGCAGGAGATACTCCAGAAGATGTAACACGCTGGCTTGTAGCATCACCAGAAGGGCGTGACCTGCGTCGTCGCCTTGCTATAACTTCACAAGATGCAGCAGAGCACGTTACTAAAGTTAACGGGTTCTTAGATAATTACCTACCAAAATCATCTGGTCTTCGTGGACAAATCCGCGATATCACAGCATCTGATCTTCGTGTTACTTTTAATAACCCAAATGATTTGCCTATTATTCACGGACACGTCCTTGAGGAAGCACTAAACAACACAGGCGAAATTAAAATACGCAATGTTGTCAATAGCATATTCCACCTGCTAGGAACTCTTCCAGAAGATACTTGGGCGCGTAACCCTTTATATGTTCAGCTCTATCGTGAAGAAGCACGTCGTCGTATTGAGATTCTAGCAGGAGTCAAAGAAGGTTCTTTAACTACAGCAGAACAAGAAGCAGTTATGACTGCATCTCACAAGATGGCAATGCGACAGATGAAGGGTATCCTCTTCAATATTGAGCGTCGTACAAACTTAGCCGCTGCATTAAAGTTTATTAGCCCCTTCTTTTCAGCACAAGAAAATGCTTACAAAACTTGGCTTAAGTTGGCAGCAGCCAACCCAGCTATTATCAATCGCGGATATAACGTATGGCAAGCACCTAACCGCGCTAGCCTAGTAACAGATCAAGATGGAAAGATTGTTCCAGAAGGTCAAACATCCGGTAACGATGTTATTTGGATTAGCGCACCAAAGGCTATTAGTAGTCTTCCTGGATTAAACTCATTGACATCTATTGGTATCCCAAAGCAGTCATTAGATATTATTTTCCAAGGTGGTATGGATGTCCTTTACAATAAGGGCAACCCAAATGTATTCAGCGATATCTTTCCAGTAGGGCCATATATTGCAGTTCCAATCGGAGAACTTGTAAAGAAGAAGCCTTCAGTAGAAGATGCCTTCAAGTGGGCTTTGCCTTACGGAGCACCAAAGAATGCTGTCTCAGGATTCCTACCAGCGTGGTTTAACAAAGCAGAAATTGCTACTAGCGAATTAGATGATTCACAGTTTGCTAGAACCTATGATCTTATCTGGGCAACAGAGCAGACCCGCGCAAAGCGCAATGGTCGTCCTCCTGTAAACCCTGACAAGATTATGCGAATGACTCAGGATTACTGGATGATGCGTATTGCAGCAAACGTTATCTTGCCATTTGCTCCACGCTTTGACAGCCCTTACAAGTTCTTCATTGACAAGTCTCGTGAGTACAAGCGCCAGTTTGGATTACAGGCAGACGCAAAATTCCTTGATGACTTCCCAGAGTTCTTTGCATTCACAGCATCTACATCTAAGAACCCAGCAAAAGTTGATTACACAGTAGCTGCAGTACAGAACATTGAGAAGTACGGTGACCTAGTAACTCAGCTGGCTCAGATTGAACCTAAACTTATTGGCACTATTGTCAATGACAAAGATGGGTACAAGTTTTCTCAAGCAGCGTACCAATATTTATATAACAAAAACATTTCTCCTAACTCAAAAGAAAAGTTCCTTTCAGCCCAAGACCCAATCGTTGCTCAAAAAGCAAACGAGGCAGAAAAGGGATGGATTATTTATGGACAATATCGTGATGCTATTGACCAAACTCTTAAAGAGCGTGGCTTAACTTCAATCCAGCAAAAGGGTGCTGAAGACTTGGCTGCATTTAAGGCAGTCATTATCAACAAACTTGCTGTGCAAAGGGATGCCCAAGGCAATCCAATACTTGATCCTAAGACTGGTCAATTTAAGCAGACTGCTTGGTATGATGACTTCTTAGACTCAGATGGTTCTAAGACAAACAAAGTTGTCAATGGCCTTGGAAAGATTATTGGAAATCAAAAGTTTATGGATGACCATTCAAAAAGCACACTTTGGAAATCTGTTGGAGTTTACTTTGACTACCGTCAAGCTATTGCAGCAGAATTGCAAAAGCGTGATGTCAAATCTATTGATGCAAAAAGGAATGCTGACCTAAAAATCTTTTACGATTCAATAGTTAATAAACTAAGAAATGATGACCCTATCGGGTTCGGTGCCTTGTACGATAGATTCTTGTCACAAGATCTTGTAACAGATAAATATTTAACGCCTCAAATTACAAAGGAAGCTAAGTAATGGATCTCTATGATTTAGCCGTAAAGAACGGCGACTTAACACAAGCAGAAGCAGATGCTGCCCGCGCTAAAGCGGCACAAAATACACCGTCAACCAAGACACCTAAGCCAACTACAAATATCTACCCAACCATTTCAAGCCCTACAGATGCTACTGCCTTAATCAATAAGGTATTTAATAAGGAACTTAATCGTCCTGCTACTGCAGTAGAAATGAAGTACTGGAAGCCATTACTTGCTGCTGCTCAAAAGGCTAATGGGTCTAAGCAGACTTACAAGATTGATGGCAAGACTGGAATCCAGACTACCATTAGTGGCCTTAACGAAGATGTATGGTTAGCCCAACAACTTGCAAACAATACTGAATATAAGAAAGCACTACCTGGTATTGATTATGCTGCAGAACTTGATGCAGTTAAGATTACAGACCCAACGCTATTTAACCGCAAGCAAGAAAAAGAACTTTACGATAGCGCAATTACTGCAGCCAAAGGTGACGCTGCAAAGATTGCAAAAATCAATGCAAGCACAGCATATGGTCGTGGCCTTACAGAAATTAAGTCAGCGATTGAGGCTGCTCGACTAGCAGCTGGTGCTGAACTATCAGCAGATGAAATAAATGCTATAGCGCAAGAAGCATATGACAGTGGACTTGATAAAGAAAAGAATACTCTTAACTCATTCATTGATAGCAAATTTAAGTTTAATGCTAAAAACCCTAAAGGCACTGCAGGTAAAGTAATATCTGATCTTAATAAGATTGCTGCAGATAATGGGCTTGATTTACAAAAGACATTTGGCTCTCAACTTCCTAATTGGTTGACAGCAATCAACAAGGGTGAAGCAGTAGATACCTTTGCTAAGCAGATTCGTGATGTAGCAAAGATTGGTATGCCCGAAAAAGTTGTCAAGTTACTAGATCAAGGAATAGACCTTAAAGCAATCTACTCTCCTTACAAGAATCTTATGGCTAGTACTTTAGAGATTAACCCTGAGACTATTGACATCAATGATCCAATCATTCGTTCTGCTATCACAGCAGATAAAGAAGTTCCACTATATGAGTTTGAGCGTCAACTCCGTAAGGACAATCGCTGGCAATATACACAGCAAGCTAACAAAGAGGTCGGGGATGCTACACAGCAAATCCTTAAAGACTTCGGATTTATGGGGTAACTGATGGCTGCTAAACCAAAAGATCCATTTCAAGATTTACTTCAGCGATTAAATACTTCTTCTGAAAAAGTTGGTAAATCAGCTGATAAAATCCTATCTGATTACAAGGCTGGCACAACTGCTCCAACTAGAGTACAAGAAGCTGCTGCAGTTGCTCAAGATAAAGCAGTTGCAACTGGCGCTCGTCGTGATTTACAACAAGCTGACTTAGAACTTGAAGCATTCAACCGTGACAATGCTGGAGGTATTGTTGGTGGCAGTGGTGGAAAAACTCAAAGCGCACAAGATGCAGCAGCTGCACAAGCAGCTCTTGTTGCAGAACAAAATGCAAAAGCCCTTGAAGAAGCCAAGCTACAAGAACGCCAATCTGCTTACGATACTCTTTACAATGAATTTTCCAAGTATGGTTTGGGTTCACTTGTAGAAGGAGTTAAAGGCCTTGTGCAGTCCAATGTATCTCCATCACAGTTTGCTATTGCTCTTCAAAATACTAAAGAATATCAACAGCGTTTTTCTGCTAACCAAGACCGTATCAAAGCCGGTCTTCGCTCCTTAAGCCCTGCAGAATATATTGGCCTTGAAGACCAGTACCAGAATGTTATGCGTAACTACGGGCTTCCTGCTTCTTACTACAGTAGAGATTCTATGGGAACACAAGCAGGGTTTAACAAGTTCCTTGCTAACGATGTATCAGCATCAGAGCTTGAAGACCGCATTGCTACAGCACAACAGCGTGTGCAGAACTCTAACCCAGAAGTTCTTAAAGCGCTTAAGCAGTTCTATCCTGATATTAACAATGCAGATATCTTGGCGTACACCCTTGATCCCAATAATGCTTTAACCGATATTAAGCGCAAAGTAACAGCAGCTGAAATTGGTGGAGCAGCACTTGCTCAGGGCTTACAAACACAAGGTGGAACAGCTGAATCCCTTGCTGGTCTTGGTGTAACCAAGGCTCAGGCACAACAGGGATATCAAACTGTTGCAGAGATTCTTCCACGCGGTTCACAACTTGCTGACATTTATGGACAGAGTCCTTACACACAACAGACTGCAGAGTCTGAAATATTTAATACAGCAGGTTCAGCAGATGCTGCTGCACGACGTAAGAAACTTACGTCCCTTGAGACTGCATCCTTTAGTGGACAGTCTGGCGTTGGTGCGCTAGGACGAGATAAGAACCTTTACGGACAAGCATACGGCCAACAGGGCCAGTACTAACTAGACCTACCTTGGGAAAGACCAGCGCCCAAGGAGCGAAACCTAAGACTGGTAGTAGGAGCCATATAACAACCCCCAAAGTTATATGAGGCCTGCGTAAACTAACAATGAATGGGAGATGGACTATGTCCAATTTCGAGTACGAGGACGACGAAGACGATATCACTACACCATTAGAGAATGACTCTAACGATCTAGTAAAACAGTTGCGTAAAGCAAACAAGCAGAAGGAAAAAGAATTGGCTGAGCTTAAAGCCCAGTTCGAGGGAGTTTCCAAAGCA